GGCCATCAACACCAACCCCCGGTCCATGCCGGGCAGAACTTCGCACAGCCGCTGCGTCGAAGCGCGCCCGCCCTCGGCCCGCAACGCGTTCGACACGCGCTCGATTGCGGTGTCGCGCTTCATCGCCTGGCCTCGCGGCGCGTCGCGGCGACCGGGTCGAACGCGAGGCGCTTGGCGCGCGCGATGCGGAAGGCTTCGAGCTGCCGGGCCGCAGGCAGCCGCTGGCGGCGCTTCCAGTTGGAGATGGCCTGCGGCGTCGTCGAGAACGCGCGGGCGGTGGCGTAGGTGCCGCCGAGGGCAGCGATGAAGTCGGTCAGGGTCATCCGCGACGGCTACTACACGCGCGGTGTAGAGGTCAAGCACACAATTTCGCGGAAAGCGCTTGCGCGGGTAAAGCGATGGTGTATGTTCCCTGTGGTCCGGGTGGTGCCGGGCAGCAACCAAAAAGGGGATTGACAATGCCGATAATGACCTACCGCAACGACGACGAGCGCGGCGAGACCTTCATCCGCAGCGCCGACTTCGTCGAGAACGCCGACGACGCGCTGCGCGCGATCGAGTGCGCGAAGATCCGCGCCGAGCGCGAGATCATCGCCGCGATCACCCGGTTGCGCGACATCTGCAACCGACAGCTCGACAACGTCGGCGCCGGCAACACCGCGACCGACAAGGCGATCAGCGATCAGTTCGTGGACCTGACCAACCAAGCGGTGGACATGGTCGTCGAGATGGCCTGCCACGCCGAAAGCGCGATCCACGCCGAGATGGAGGGCTGATCATGGCTGCGATCATGGACATCGACAACGCGCAGCGCAGCGTCGAGCGCCTCAGCGAGATGCGCCACGCCGCCTACGACAAGATCGAGGCGATCCTGCGCGCGGTCGCGGGGGAGGTCGAGGAGATCAACGCGCAGCACTACAACTGCCGCGCCATCTCCGAGAGCGAGTTGCGCGACATCCTCTACACCGCCGAGATCCTCGTCGAGCGCCTGACGATCCCGACCGAGCGGTTCATCCGCGACGACGCGACGCCCGCCGAGCCCTTCGACGGCGACTACCCCGATTGGCTGCGAGGTGACCGATGAGCCCCCTCTGGCTGCAGGCCCTCATGGGCCTCGTCCTGGCCGCGATCATGGTGCTGGCATGAAGCGCTTCCCCGCCGCCCCCGCGATCCCGCAGACGCCCGGCGTCCTGCGCGCTCGCATCCAGTTGCGGGTCGAGCTGGCCCGCGACCTCAACCCCGACAGCATCGGATACCTGCTGGCGCATCAACGGATCGCGGAGCTGGAGCGCCAGCTCGCGGCGCTGGAGTGTCACCGATGACCACCGAGAAGCGCAAGCTGCTGCGGGTCTACCGCAGCATGATCAAGCGCGCGGCTCACGCCCCGCGCGGTAAGAAGGCGAGCCGCCTCGCCGCCCTGCGCGGCTGGGTCCACCGCCAGATGAAGAGGGAGATCGACAAGTGATCAACGACGGCATCCACAACGACGTCTCGTTTGAGGCGTACCTGAGCGCCGAGGCCTTCGCGGCCCCGGCGGTCAGCGGATCGGACCTCGTCGCATACGAGACCGAATGCCCGGCCCACGCCCACGCCTTCTGGCGCGGCAACCCGGCCAGGTTGCATCGCGAGCCGAGCGCGTCGATGGAGTTGGGGACCGCCGCGCACTGCTACATCTTGGAGGGCGTCGAGGCCTTCCACCAGCGCTTCTCGGTCAAGCCCGAGGGGCTCAATCTCTCGACCCGAGAGGGCAGGGCTTGGCGCGAGGAGCAAGGCGACCGGCAGATCGTCAGCTTCTCCGACCACATGCGGATCGTCGGGATGCGCGAGGGCCTCATGCGGAACGCCGACGCTCGCCGCCTCCTCGAGGCTGGCGGTCGCGCCGAGGTGACGATGGTCGCGAAGGACGAGGAGACCGGCCTGACGCTGCTGTGCCGCCCCGACCTCTACATCGCGCGCGCCGGGCTGGCGGTGAACCTCAAGACCACCGCATCGCCCGCGCCGAACTCCTGGCGCAAGACCGCCGCCAATCTCAGGTACGACCTCGGGGACGCGATGTTCCGGCTGGTCGCCTCGACGCTCGGCATCCAGCGCCCGACCCATGCGTTCATGGTGGTCGGCAACGACGAGCCCCACCTCGGCTACGTCGCCGCCTTGTCCGCCGACGCCGCGAGCGCCGCCGACCAGCAGCTGCGCCAGATCCTGCGTCGCTTCGCGAAAAGCGTTGCGCAGAACAACTGGCCGGGCTACACCGATGGTGTTGTCGAAATCGGCCTGCCGCAGTGGGCGGCCAACGAGATCAACGCATCGATCCAGAGGGAGTACACGAAATGACCAACGTCACGAACCTTCCGACCGCCACCGCGCCGCGCGCCGTCGCAGTGGACTTCTCGGACCCCGTCGCCGTCTACCTCGACAGCGACATCTTCGGCCAGCTCCAGCGCGTCGCGAAACTGATGTCGAGCGCCTCGCTCGCGCCCGCGCATCTGCGCGGCGAGGGCAAGCTGGGCGATTGTTTCCTCGTCGCGGCGCAGGCCTTCCGCTGGCGCATGGACCCGTTCGCCGTCGCGCAGCACACCTACGTGCTGAGCGGCAAGCTCGGCTACGAGGGCAAGCTGATCGCCGCCGTCGTGAACGCAAGCGGCAAGCTGCAGGGCAGCCTCGACTACCAGTACAGCGGCGCTGGTGACCAGCGCCAGGTCACGGTGCTGGGCAAGCTGATCGGTGACGTCGCGCCGCGCGCGGTCGTCGGCACGGTTGGCGGCTGGAAGACCAGCAACGAGCAGTGGAAGAAGAACACCGACCAGATGCTGGCCTATCGCGGTGCGCGCGAGTGGGCGCGGCGCTACATGCCCGAGGCCGTGCTTGGCATCCACGCCGACGACGACCTCGCCGCGCCGTCGAGCGTGACCATGCGCGACATCACGCCGCCCTCCACCCCCCTCGCCGCCGTCAGCGCCGCGATGGACGCCCTCCTCGAGGCCACCGAACAAGAGGCCGACAACAACGCGCCGGCCGCGTCGGATGCGGAGCCTTCCCCCTCCGCAGCCTCCTCACCAGAGGCCCCGACCGGCGCAACCCTCACGCCCGAGCTCGCCGAGCGCGCCCGCGCCATCGTCGCGGCGATCCGCAAGGCGGCGAGCGTCAAGGACATCGACAAGATCATGCTGGCCCAGCGCGGTAACCTCGAAGACATCTGGGTCGCGTCGCCCAACGCGCATGAGCGCATCATGGAGGAGAGCCGCCGCCGGGTGGCCGAGGTGGCGGGATGACCGAGGAGCAGGAGCGCCGCGTCCAAGCCAGCAGGGATGCGCTGGCTTGGATGGAGGAGGACAAGCGGTGGGCGGAAGGCACCGCCGTCTACTGGTTCCTGTTCGCCTTGCTCGGCGTCGCGACCGGCGCGGTGGTGATTGCGCTGGCGGGGTTGCGATGACCGCCTACTACAACGAGATCGACCCCTTCGCGGCGCAATGGCTGCGGAACTTGATCGCTGCGGGGCTCATCGCGCCGGGCGACGTGGATGAACGGAGCATCGTGGATGTCCAAGCCGGCGACCTCGCAGGCTACACGCAGTGCCACTTCTTCGCCGGCATCGGCGGCTGGTCACATGCAGCTAGACTTGCTGGGTGGCCCGACGATCGACCGCTCTGGACGGGATCGTGCCCGTGCCAGCCGTTCTCGGTCGCCGGCCAAGGCCTTGGCGTCGACGACCCAAGGCATCTGTGGCCCCACCTGTTTCGGCTCATCCGTTCCTGTCGGCCCGCTCTCGTCATGGGAGAGCAGGTTGCGGGAGCGGCTGGCTACGGTTGGCTCGACGGAGTGCGAACTGACCTGGCGGGAGAAGGTTACGCCTGCCGGGGCGTCGATATCCCGGCTTGCTCCGTCGACGCGCCGCACATCCGCAGCCGCCTCTACTGGGTCGCCAGAAACGACGTGGCCGACGCCGACGCGGATGGACGCGGCAGGGTCGAGGCGGCACGGCTACATGAACGACGGCCGCCCGCGCGCCGCGACGAACCAGCGCCGGGAAACGCTGACCGGGCACAGCGGCACGACGCTGACGGACGCGGCGAACGTGTCGACTTGGGCGACGCCCATGGCCCACGAGGCGAGGCTGGGCTACCAGCACAGGCACGAGGGGGCGAAGGGCTCGCAGAAATCGCTGACGACGCAGGCCGTCGAGGCGCTGGGGCTCGGCAAGGATCAGAAGGCGACGTGGCCGACGCCGACGTCGCTTACGCAACCGAGCGAAACGTACAACGGCGCGGGCAATTCGGCGGGACTTGTCGCGATCCGCAAACTCGCAATGGAAGCTTCTGGTCCGACGCAATCTGGCTCACCGGGGCAGACGGAAAAGCGCGGCGCGCTCAACCCGGCCTTCCCCTGCTGGCTCATGGGATACCCGGCCGAGTGGGACGCCTGCGCGCCTACGGCAACGCCATCGTCCCGCAGGTCGCGGCCGACGTGATCCGCGCGTACCTGGACACCGAGGCATTCAAATGACCCCCGACGAAACCGCCCGCCGCGCGTTCCGGCAGCTCTACCAGTACGCGCCCGATCCCGAGTGCCCGGTCGATCAGCATCGGCTGGCGTTCTTGATGCGGGTGGTCAACGCAATCGAGGCCGCCGGGATGGCGGTCGTGGAAGGGGAGGATGGACGATGAGCGACATTGTCGAGCGTCTGCGAGCGTGGTCACCGCTGATTTCGTCGGGGCTAGAGGTGCCTGCCGCATCTTTGGCGGCAGAGGAAGCCGCCACCGAGATCGAGCGCCTTCGCGCCCGCGTCGAGGTGCTGGAGGCGGTCCTCCACGCAATCTTCCCGAACGGAGCGAACATCAAACTAGTCCCAAAAGCGAGCGCAGAAGAGGCCAAGCCATGACCCTCCACACCATCGCCGCCGTCGTCGCGGTCGCGTCCTACATCGCCCTCTGGGCCATCACGATCACGATAGCGCTGCCATGACGCTCTTCACCGCCAGCGGCAGCCTGCCACGCCATCAATACGTTTCGGTCTGCGGTGCCTTCATCGGCTTCGGCGCCGACGAATGGTTCCCGGCGGTCTGGTTCGGCCTGCACAGCCATCCTGGTCGCGCATGGGGCTGCACGGTGCTGCTTGAGTGCGGCGCGGTCTACCGAGACCTCCCGCCCCACGCGCTGGCGTTCTGCAGCGACCCCGATCCGTGGACGATCAAGGACGCGCAGGAATGGGACTGCTACGGCTCGCAGTTCTCGCTCCACACCTACGACTACCTCGACGGCCTCGGCGCGATCGTGCGCGCGGCAGACGCCGAGCTGGGCGCGGAGTACCTGTTCACGGCCATCCCTGTCGGGGACGCCTACACACACGCGCCGGGGCAGGCGAAGGAGTTCATGTTCTTGCGAACCGATGGCGGTCGCCTGACCATCCAGCCAACCAACCGCGTCCTGTTCCGCGACAAGTCCTTCACGACCGTGCCGCGATGGCTGCCGCTGCGGCGGTCGGAGAGCGTCTACTCTTGCGAGTAGCGACCGCGCGTCAGCCCACCATCTCCTTCGCCTGCCGCCGCACATCCTCGACGCGCCGCTCCCAGCCCTTACCGAACGTCGGCCATGTCGGCAGGCCGCGCAGGAACGCCAGCCGCAGGTCGCAGAACCGATCCACGGTCGCCTTCGCATCCGCCGCCTTGATCGCCGCCATCGTCTTGGGGCCGATCACGCCATCCGGCCAGACGCCGATCGCCTGCTGCAGGAGCATCGCGGCGCGCCCCGGCCCGCTGTTGACGGCGCAGTCGAACACCGCAAGATCCACGCCCGCCGGCAACTCGTCGCCGCGAACCTTGCGCCAGTACCGCTCGCGATAGAGCGGCTCGACCATGCCCGGCGTCAGGCCGCGCATGTCGGCCTCGTTCACGGGATGGCTGGTCCATTCCTCCCAGACGCGCTTGGTCACGCCTAGGTTGGTCATGCCGCCGGGATCTTTCGGGTGGTTGACGAAGCCGCCTTCGTGGCGCAGCAGCGCGCGGAAGGCCTCGCCCCAGTTCTCAGCCGCCACCCTTGCGCTCCTGCGCCTTGTCCCAGCTGCGAAGCGCGCCCATGCCGAGCATGCCGAACATTAGCTCCCACAGGTTGTTGTCCAGCACCGGCCAGCGCGGCACGGGCTGCCCGAGCAGGGCGAGCGTGAAGCCGACGAGCGGGACGAGCATGTAGCTGTAGGCCAGCGCGGCTGCGCAGACCCAGCCGATCGCCGGTCGCCATCCCGCGACGAACACGCTCTGGTGAGCGGCCTCGACTTTGTTGACCTCGAGTTGTGCGAGCGCGCCCCGGGTGGCGGCGGCGACGAGCTGCGCCTGCGCCTCCAGCTTCGCCTTCTCGGCGGCGGCCTTGTCGGGGATGACCTTGTCGATCACCGACCCGAAGATCGGCAGCAGGGCGGCGAGCAGGGGTGCCATGTCGGTCTCCTCAGCGGTGCATGAAGGTCTGAAGGTGGCCCCAGAGCCACGCGGCGCCAGCCACGAGCGTCGCGATGATGCCGCCGGCCTTCACCGCCGCGAGCCACGCGCCCTTGCCCATGTTTGCCGCCGCGATGATCTGGTCGAGCTTCTTGTCCATTTCCTCGATCCTATCGGTCATGTGAGCGACCTCGGACTTCAGCGCACCGATCTGCTGCGCGTGATCCAACAGGGCTTGTTCTTGCACGTCAGTCCTCCTCGGCGGCGCGATGAAGTCAGGTAGGGTGTGCGAGGAGACGGCGGGCCGCCGCGCCTCGGGGCTGGGCCATGTCGCTCCGACCCGCCACTTCTCGTCCTCCAGGTCCGACATCGTTCACGACGCCGCTGCCCACAGGATGCCTCCGAAGATCGCGCCCGTCATCCACTCGGCGCGCTCGGTCCAGCGACCACCGAACCGCTTGTTGATGTCGTAGGCCGCAGCGACCAGCAGGCCGGGAGCCGAGAAGGCCAGCATCAACGGAGAGCGATGCAGGATCGCGATCGGCACCAACATGATCGCCGCCACCGCGACGCCCCAGAGCGCGAGGAACGCATGGTCGCGGCCCGGTTCCTCGAGCCCCATCGACTTGTCGAAGTAACCGAGGGTCATGGCGGCGAAGGCCGCAGGAGCGACCGACAGCAGCCACGGATTGAAGATGGCAAGCGGCAGCGCCATGAGGAACGCGCAAGCCATCCTTGTCTCGCCCGTCGAGAGCGCATAGCCGAACCGCTGGAGCGTGATCTGGCTGATCATCCCGCCGCGCAGCCGCCAGCAAAACGCGCACCATGCCGCATACAAGGCCCAGCCAATCATGGATTCACCTGCGCGTTGTTGGGCTTTTTGACTTGCACGAACCGCTTACCAGCGGTCGCCGTCCAGGAGTTGGACCCGCTCGCGTTGTAGCTGGCCGAGGATGTCCGCAGCTTGAAACCGCCGGCAGTCTTGTCGGCATCGGTCCCGAAGGTCACCCCATTGCCGTTGATCGTCAGCGTCGCGGGGTTGCCGTTCGTCCACACGAAAGGCCCATCCGCCGCTGCGTTGCCGGTGAACGAGCCGCTGGTGGAGACTGCGGTGCTGGTGATGTTGGCGGTCGAGAGCGCCTTGAAGCCGCTGGGCGGGGTGTAGCTGAAGGCGCGCTGGCCGAAGTTGGCGCGGCAAGTAACTGGTGACGCGGTGCCGTAGCCCGCCATGTACGGGAACCAAGTCGTGCCGGTTAGGCTGGTCCAACGCGGGTCGGTGTTCGTCGCAGGGTTGGCGGTGCCGCTGGAATTGAACCACGTCCCGTTCTTGCCGACCCACATGGACCCGTTGTCCATGTCTACCGCCACCATGATGATGTCGTTGGCTGCTGGTTGGCTGGCCCCTGACCAATTCGTGGCGCTCGTGATCGCTTGGCTGGTGCCGTACTGCACGACCCCAGAGTTGAACGAATTGAACCACGACCCGAACTGGTAGGTGCGCGTCTCCGCGCTTGCGGCTCCGGTCGTGTTGACCGAGGCGTTGTCGGCAATTCCAAGACCCGTGCCGTAGCCAAGAGCGGACACCGCGATTTCCCAGTACCACTTCCCCGTTGCAGGAAGGCCAACCGTGGCGCGTATGGCGTGAACATCGGCAGCCGAAACAGCAGCCATGTTGGCTTCGCTGACCGTCACCGTGCCTTTGTCGATTGGAGACCACACCGGATAGTTCAGCGTCGGCGTGTCGGTCATCTGGTCGAACGTCGTGCCAGCCGTCACCGAGATGCCGCTCGTCGTGAAGTTGTTGCTGTTGCCAGAGGTGTCGTAGCCGATGGTCGTGGTGCTGGTGGCGTCCTTGAACTCGAGGAAGAAACCGTTGGCGCCAAACGTGCCAGAGTACGTCTTCGGCACCCACACGCCGGTCGTTGGCTCGGTCTGGCCGAACGACGAGGGCGTCAGGGCTTGGCCGTCGATCCAGTAGACGTTAGCGAGGTGACCGTCGAAGAAATTGGTCGTATTGGCCGCGCCAACCTGATGCGCGATGGCCGTGTTGAAGATTGCAGCGGCGGTCGTGCCCGTCGCGACCGATGCGTTGTTGACGTAGATCGTCTGCGCGCTTCCGTTCTGCTGATACACGATATGCATCCATGCAGATGGATCGCGGAAGACCGCAGTCGAGGTGCAGGCCGTCGTGCCGTTGAGGGTCAGCACAAGCTGATTGGATGAGTTGAAACCGAAGTTTGTCGTCGTGCTTGCGCCCAGGAGATACGACGTAGAGCCAAGGGTGCCTCGCTTGCACCATGCCGAGAACGTCCAGACAGTCGAGCTTGTCGGAGAGCCGAACGTCCTGCTCAGATACGCGCT